TGCAAATTCAGAATCACTTTAAAAATATGGGCATGGAAATTGGAGAAGTACAAAAAGCCATTTTAAGTACGCGTGAGCAAACCATGTCTTTAGGTGATAAATTTAAAGAAGCTACTGATAAGCTAAAAGAAGCAGAAAAGTTTGGCACAGGATCTGACAAATACAAACAAGCATTAAAACAAAAACAAGAATTAGAAACAGGAATGTATGCTGATGCTTTTGGCAAACTGACACAATACAGCAAAGCACTGAATGAAGTAGGTGGCGACTTTGGTAAACTAGACGAAAAGACTAAAGCAGCTTTAGAGGAAAGTCTAGGTCAAGTTTTCGGCGATACACAAATTGATGGCGTCAAGCTAATAGATCAATTTCAAAAAGGTATTCCTCAAGCCGGTCAATCTTTAATAAAAAATCTTTCTGAAAGATCTAAGTCAGTTGGAATAAATTTTGAAAAAGAAATTGTAACAAGAATGAAGGACGCTACAAATGGCACAATACAAGACATGCAAGGCTTCCAAAAAGCTCTAGCAACTGGGGACGAAGTTGCAATGAATGCTTTGAATGAAGTCATGCAAACCATAGGAATAAAAGAAAAAGCCTCGCAAGATCCAATAGCGGAAATCAGAGAATGGATTAGGGAAATACATGCTGTCATGATGGGCGATACCATGAATATTTCGAAATACTTACCTCTAGGAATGCATTTTATTGCATATACTATAGGAGGTGGCTTTACTATGTTGGCAGGTGTTATTACAAACGCATTGTCTTTACTTGCTGGCAGCTTCATTTTAAATAAAATTCGTGGCGGAGGGGGAGGCGGAGGCTTTTTTGGCGGCGGCGGCGGCAAAGGTAATGCATCTGCTCCAGAATCAAAAGATAAAACAGTTCTCAAAGATGGGAAAAACAGAAGAGCAAGAGGGAGATCTGGTCGTGGAAATGCTTTACTTACGGCTGGTAGTGCTGTAGGTGGCTATTTATTAGGATCATGGTTTTCAAAATCAGATGATGATTTAAATGGAAGCTCTGTTCTTGATGTTTTAAAACAAATTGAAATCAACACGAGAAATTGTTGTGGTGGCGGAGTTGCTGCTGCTGGAGAACTCGCAGCAGCAGGTTTGCCAGCACAAAACATGCCTCAAGGTTCTTATTTATCTGAAAAGGATTTAAACAATCTTGACAGAATGGAAGATGCACTTGTCAATACAAGACTTGGTTTTTATCTAGCTTCAGATTTAGCTGGAAACACAAGCAAAAATGTCTTGAGTGCTGCTACAAACTCTATAGATGAAGCAGCGAAGATTGCAGCACAAGGGGCTGATGATATCGCCAAAGCTGCCACAGGAAGCATAGAGAGCGTTTCTGCTGCTTCAGCCAAGGGTGCCACAACTGTTGCAACTGCGGCCACAGGCTCTCCTGTCACTGCCGTGGCAAATATGCCATCAGGCGGAGGGGTGGCTTCTGCTGCATCTGGTGCAACACCTGCCGTTCCTAGTCCAACTAGTGGCACCACATCTGTTCCAAAAACAGGCGGAGGATTTATGGGTGGCCTTAAAAGCATGATGTCTTCTGCTGGCGGAGCTATTTCAGGAGCAAAAAGTCGAGTTGGACAGCTTTGGTCATCAGGCACAGAAGCATTATCTAAAGTAAATGCCTCTGTAAACTCTGGCGTTAATTCTGTTGTGGCATACGGTGCAGAAAAAACTGGAATCAAAGCAACTATGGATTGGCTAAAAAACAGTGTAGGCAAAATTGTACCTGAATGGCTTGCATCATCCGGCTCATCGGTTGGCAACGGATTAAAAGGTATTGTTGGTAAAATAGGACAATACGCTGGACCTGTAGGATTGGTAATTGAAGCTGGTCTTACTGGCATGGACATTTATAAAGCCGCAAATGAAAAAGGCGTGCCTATGGAAGATTTGTATAAAGAAATTGGATCGGCTGTAATAAAAAATGGATTGGGCTTTTTAGGTGGAACATTAGCCGCAATGATGATTAGTGCTCCTCAAACTCTAGGCATTCCATCTTGGGTTCTTGCACCTGCTGCATTTATGGGAGGCGATTGGTTGGGAGGCAAATTAGGCGAAATGATTTCCGATTATATTGGTGGGGCACAACTTGGTAAAATGATATTTAATTTAGGTTCAACAATGAAATGGTGGCCTAGTGAAGGTGAAAGGCAATCTACAACAAATCTATCTCCAACATCTCCTGAAGCTTCTGTGTCTGCTGCATCAGCAACTACTTCGCCTACTGAACTACCAAAATTTCAAGAAGGCACAAGATCCATAATCAAAGCAGGCGTTGCTCAATTGCACCAAGGCGAAATGATCATACCTTCCAAAGTATGGGAGAAAATAACAGCTATGGGATCAGGTGTATTTGGTGCAGGCACAGATGTCAAATCAACTTTTGGCAAAACTTTTAATGGAATTAAGTCGGCATTGAATCCCATATCTTTCATAGACAAGATGACAGGCGGCAAATTAGGCCAAATGATGAATCTAAAATTACAAACAGGCACAACATCAGAAAAAGACGATATTCAATCTTTAATTGTATCTCTCAAAGAATTAATTGAAGTCATCAAATCTAAAAAGTGTTGCGAAGTCGGAATGAGTGCAGAAGGAGCATTTGAAGGCGATCAAGCATCGGAAGCTATGACTTCTGAACTCAATCGTTCAATGAAAATGCAAACACTCAAAGCAGAAGATAAACAAACATCCGTTAAAGACATTTTGAAAAACATCATGTCAGGAGAAGGATTATCAAGGCTTTTAGAATCAGCATTTACATCAAATACAGATCGCATCAAAGAAACTTTTGCATCTGTGGCTAATTTCGGTCTTTTTGACAAAGAGAAGACTTCTGAAGCTCATGATCAGTATTCAGAATCTTATAAAAAATCTTTAATAGAAAATTCTAGAATGTCTTTTGAAAAAGATCAGTCTAAAGTTTCATTAATGGAAATGCTTTCAAAATCTTTTGAAAAATTGAAATCAGTTTCAAAATCTGTTTTGAGTCCAGTAAGTTTAGGATTGTTCGATGCTCAAAATGCTAAAGAAGCACAAGATCTTAAATCATTAGCTGAAATTAAAAGTATTAATGAATTTGCCAAAACAGCTATTGTTGACAAGTTAAAAACAAATCCTGTCAACGCACTTGGTGTGTCTATGGGTCTGTTTGATCCTGACAAAGCAAGCGAAGCCAATGACGATTATGTCCAACAAAACAGTATTTTTAAGATGTTGGGCATGAATCAAGGCGAATTAAATAATATAATCAAATCCTCAATTATTACAAAGCAAGACTCTGAAAAGAGAGAAAAGAATATTATTGCTGAAGTAAGTCGTGCTCTTAACTATGATAGTTCAGCATCTGATGCTGCTAATAAAACTTTAGTTTCAACTAACTCTATTGATTATTCTGATGATATGAAGGGAGAAGTTGGAAGTTTAGGATTAAGCAGAGTAGCAGCAGAATCATCGGTTGCTCAAGCAAAATACGGCGATTCTGCAAATGGCACTACTTCAGTTCTGCCTAGCATGGACACCATTGCAGATTACTTGGTTGTTGAGCAAGCAAGAAAATTGGATCAAATGATTTTAGTTATGGAGCAAATTAGAGATAGGCTGTCTGTCGGAGGAATTGTTGGATCTGAAATTATCCGAGCAAACACCGACATGCTATCACCTCCAACTAGACCGGGTATCAAAAATATAGCTAAAGACTTAAATCGTGGAACTTGGGATTTAACTTTCAGTGATTCCTCACCGGGATCTATAACCACAGACGGACGTGGAGGCAACTAATATGAAAGCTACAGTAGAAGGAAAATTACAAAAAATTCCTGATTGTAAAATCGTCATACCTAATGCTGGTTTTATGATTAGAAATGCGTATGATTCTTTAGGCAATCCAATACAACAAGTTGTTCCAACAAATTCTGAAATAGAAATTGTTTTGAATAATTTGCCTGATATTAGCGATTCTAAACAAGCAGTTTATAATGGAGAAGGCATTATTGGGCGTTCATCGCCCTTACATACTTATTCACATTCAGCCGAAAGAACAATAAGTATGCAACTTCATTTTTTTATTGTAGAGCCAAATGATGGTTTGTATAATTTGCAATATTTAAGAGCTATTCAAAGTGCAGTATATCCACGCTCAGGGAACACAGGTGGAGAAGTTCTTCCTTATAGACCTCCTCCTATTTGTCGTATTAAATGTGGCAAGTTACTAGGGGATCAAGAGCTTTGTGTGATCTTGCAAAGTTACAGTGTAAAATTTCCTACCGAAGTTGCGTGGGATGAAAAAACTTATTGCCCATACCGATTCGATGTTGATACAAACTGGATTGTAGTTTACACAACAGTCGATTTACCTTTTCAAGATAGAATCATTAACTCAGGAAGATAATTATGGCTCAATTAATTGAAAGCACAAATATTGAAACTAGATCAATTTTTGGACCTAGTAGCAGATACATTAATCAAAATGTAATTTATTACACCGAAAATAGATTGATTTCATTAGACATTTACAACAGGCAACCATACACAAGAGTTGGAAATGAAAAAATTATGGTCATATCAAAAGGAGTTGAATATAGGCCAGATCTTGTTTCATATGATGTTTATGGATTTGTTGATAATTGGTGGAGAATTTTAGAAGCAAACAATATTAAGGATATCTGGGAATTTAAAGCAGGAAAGACTATTTTTTTGCCGAATAAAATTATTTAAGGAAATTTGATGAGTGTTATTGATTGTCTTAGTTACAGTGGCTTAGAGATATTTGGCCCCCCACAGGGTTGCGTGTTGGGCTATCAATCTAATGAATTTCAACATCCGCAAGCTGGACACCTCCTTGCTCCTTGGGTGGCAATAGATTTCGTTGACACAGCTTTAAGACCATCAAATCAAGGGGCATCTTCTGCAATTACAGTGAGTAATTTATCGTCAGAATCCACTGATCCCTCGAACTGTGCGGTTATAAAAAGTTTTAGCTGTGGGCATGCTGATGGAATGGATGTAAGAGTGGTCATACATGATACTCACGGTGGAAATTTTGAAGAGTTTATGAGACATCTTTTAACCGATTGGAATTGCACCATAATAAATTCAGCACAAGTAGTTATGAGAGTGCAATTTGGTTGGGTGAAAAGTGGATGCAAAGAACCAATTCCATCCTCTAGATCCCCTTGCTATTATGTGGTGTGCAGATCAATTGAAACAAACTATTCTGAAGGTAAATTCATTTTTGAAATTACTGGCAAAGATCTTGGCACCATTATGCCAGAAGGCAGTGCTGAATGGAATAAAGGTGGTCAAGGTGTTGAAGGCGTTTATTTCTTAGATGCCGTAACAGAATTTATGACTAGTTCTACCTCTCCCGGTCCAAATGTAAATAGAGTTATATTTGAAATCAACAACGTTCAGTATCCTTTTTCTTCTTCTGATCCGAGAAGACCTGAAATTAACTTGTTTAAGATAAAAGGCGGAACTGAAGATGAGCAAAAATTCGGTAAAAAAGGCTCTTGGCAATCACACGGCAAAAACAAAATTGAAGCTGTTAAAAAATGGGCAATTGATAATCCAAGTGTAAATGAAAAGCCTTGGAATATTAAGTATGATCCAACAGTATTGGGTGGTGCTTTTTTATTTCAAGAAGTATTAGATGAGTCGGATTGCTTTGATAAGAACGATGAGTTTTTTGATAGCAATAGCTTAGGAACATATATTGTGAATGGTGGCCCCATGAGCCCTGTTGTAGAATTTAATCCAAAAATAAATTGGAACTTTGCTATGATGACAGGTGGTGCTGCTGGTCTCATGGGAGATCGCAATGCTAATCCAACACAATTAGAAGGTTCAAAAAATCCGGGTGCAAAATGTTTGCCAAAATCAGAAGATAATAAAGGTGCTGGCCAAGCAACAAGCACATCAACAAGTGATAACCAACACGAACAAGGGGATGATAGTCAAAAAGATGATGCTGAAAGAAAAGCTTCAGAGGCAATAATATCGCCTATTGCATTTCATTCAATATCAGCAGATTTAGTGATAGTGGGAAATCCTAATTTTTGCCCACCAAGAAATTCTATGCGTAAATTTATTTCCATAGTTTTGATAAATCCTTTTCATATTGCAAAAGAAGGCGGAGGACCGAATGGAGATTGGTACTTAGCAAGTCAATCATGCAATCACGTCTTAAGCAATAAAGGTTGGATAATTATGGCGGTTACGCATCAAATAGACGCTGGAAAATTTACGACTACTATTAATGTTAAACTTCCTGCACCGGGAGCAGATTACGCTAAAGACAGGAGTCTTGGAGGCTGGAACAAAGGTTGGAAGCCACCCAAATGTATTTAAAAGGTAGGAAATTATGTCAGATAGTCCGTATAAACCAACACAACAATCAAATGTCAATCAAGGTAAAATTTTAGATAATATCTATGATCGATTACACACGTTAGAACAAGTCGTAAACAGTATAGGTTATGATGCTAAAGCTTCTAAAAAAAGAAGATTTGCAAGCAAAAGACAAGGTGTGGTTTTACAAGGACTCACTAGAGCTTTATGTGTAGAAACAATTGACCCTTGGAAGATGAATCGTGTTAGATATTTTCATCCAATGCTACACAAGCCTGACTCTAAAGTTTTTAGTTTGCCTTTTGCAAGTCCAATTTCTGCCATGGGTGGATTTGATGATTCTGGTTTAAATTGGGTGCCACCAGCAGGAAGCACCCTGATGATCATGTACGAGATGGGCAATACGGATCGGGCATTTTATTTAGGCACATCTTGGCATAAAGATCGTGGTCCGAGCGGTCAACAATTAGATTCGATATTTCCGAGCCGAGAATATGATGCTGTCTCTAGAGGTCATAGAGGAGGCTATCTTGTAGGCCCTGATGACGAATCCCAAGTATATCCACCTTGGAATACTGAATCGTATAACAGTTATAATTTGGAATCAGTCACAGAATTTACCTCTGATCCCAATGAACAAAAAAGAACTACATATCCCAACATTTATGGTTTTAAAACGCCAGAAAAGCATATGCTTAAGATGGTTGACGGTAATGCGAAATGCAATCGTCGTTGGAAAAGAGTTGAGATTTTATCAGGTTGTGGTAACTGGATGATTTTTAAAGATGATCATCTCCATTATGGTGGGCAATGGTCTCATCCTAAATGTTCTTCAAAAGCTACTTCTCAAGATATTGATATTTGTTCAAATCACGATTCAAGTCTGCCTTATTTCAGTGATTTTCATGGCACGCCAATTGAAGGGCCATCTAATTGTGAGCCTAAGTGCGACGGAAAGCTTCCTAAGCAATGTTCAAGTATTTTAGGTGGTCATAGTTCAACACCTTGTGATCCCAAAACTAAGTTTTGTAACTCTAATCAGGGCAATAACAAATTTTTTAAACATAAAAATGAATGTCGTCCTTATAAGGGGCCGGGAACACCTCAAAATAATTCTTGCGACTTACCACAATCAGGAATTCAATTTTTATCTATAGCTGGCCATTCTTGGGTTATGGATGACTCTGTGGAAGAACCTAGAGGAAAGCCAATTTGGGAAAGAAGCACCGAAAATTTTGATTTTGGATGTAATGATAAATTCTTAGGAAGAACTTATTGGAAGTCAGCAACAGGACATTCAATAATGATGTCTGATGTTGAAGAAGCAAGTAATTTAAGAGGCGAACAAAATTACATAAGGTTAGAGACCGCTAATGGTAGCAGCATCGAATTAAATGATCATACCGTAGGCGATTCTGGCTGTACAGCTTGTCCTCCGAATTATGCTGGAGAAAAACGTGGCATACACATGCAAAGCACATCTAATCACGTCATTAAGATGATTGATCATATGAATTTGCAGTGTTCACCATGTAGAAAAGAAGGCGGAATACCAGAGGCAAATGCAACTAAGGCTTATATACAGATTCGTTCTGGATATGGTCTTGAAATGAAATTCAGTGATGACTTTAGTCAGAAGACTACGCAATCGCAGTGGATACAAATCACGCATCCACAATGTGCAAATCCTGACACTGATAGCAAATGTAACTCAAAGAAAGGATGTGGATATCGAGGCCCACACTTTTTAAGATTTCAAGGTGCCCCAGTTGGCTCTCCCGGCATCGTTTTTCTGCGTGCTGGTGGGCATGCAATTAGACAAACATACGACAAAGACATTGTTTTGGTTGGTGATAAAGAATGTAACCCATCAGACAAATTTACTTATGTTTCAAAACGTCACATTAGAGCAGTTGAAGATGTTGATTTCAGATATTCTGGTCAGTTACATATTTTCTTTGCAGAAAAGCAAATTCTATTACTTGCAGGAAGAGATTGCCCTCCCCCACCGGGTAAAAAGTGTAAAGGGCCATGCGTTTATAGTGTTATTGTAGCTCGATGTCCTGTCATTTGCCCACTAACAGGGATAACTCACTGGACAGAGAAGGCTATGAGCGAAAGAGTTTTTGCTTCAGCTTATCACCCATGTCAAGTTCCTTGTGGTGGAAATTGTGATGAATATGAAGCTCAAATGGCTGCTGCTCAAAACCCACCATGCAAAGAAGATGAAGACGAATTTCGTTTAGATATAAGTCCTTATGCAGAAGGATAATTAAACACATAGATACATATCATTCAATTAAGTGAAGGCACAATGTCAACTTCAAGATTTTTAGGACTTCAATATCCTTTAGAAAAAACACCAAGAGGCATCTTGGCTCAAAAAACCGGAGTAGATCAAATTAAAGCTGATCTACTTCAATTGTTATTAACTAATCCGGGCGAAAGAGTTATGTTGCCAACTTTTGGAACTCCGCTTCGTGAGTTAATTTTTGAGCAAAATGATAGTTTTTTGGTCGATAAAGCCAGACAAGTGATTGCAGACGCTATTTTAACTTGGGAACCAAGAATAGTAGTGACTAATATTGAAGTTGCAAATTCGGTGCCACGATCTTCCTTGAATAAAAATGATAGCTTGGATGAATCGGAAAGTATTTTGTACATCAAGATCAAATTTGTTGATCCTGAAAACATTCAACAAGTTGAAGAATTGATATTGGAAAGACCTTTGTGAGGAATAAATGGCTACAGAAAATTGTCCTTTTGACGTAACGCCTTATGATCAATCAGGCTTGGTAAAAACGCCCAATTTGATTAATTTGAATTACACCAACCAAGATTTTTGGTCATTAAAATCTAGGCTTGTTGATTTCATAAAAGAAAGATTTGGCGATTCATTCAATGATTTTGTAGAATCTGATTTGGCAATAATGCTTATTGAAAATTGGGCATTTATAGCAGACACTCTTAGTTTTAAAATGGACCAAATCGCCAATGAAATCTTCATTGATACAGTCAGCGAAATTGATAATGCCTTTCGATTGGCTATGCTAGTTGGATTTAAGCCTCAGCCACCTATTGGAGCAAAATCATTATGGTCAGCTACAATTAGCAATTCCTTAGATACAGATTTGATCATAAACACGCCTGTAAACATTCCAATCAGTACTGAATTTGGGCCTCGTTTTATCGAGTTATGGCCTTCAGATCAGTATAATCAACCCATTCTTGATGAAAATATCGTAATCAGTGCTGGGTCATTTTTGACTACTGCCGTTGTTGGAATTGAGGGAAGATCTTTTGTTGAAAGAATTCAAGGAACTGGTTTGCCTAACCAATTTTTACCTTTGTCTCAAGGCCCAGTCATATGGAATTCAGTACGTGTCACAGTAGATGGAAGTCAATGGACTCAAGTCGATTATTTTACTGATTCACAGCCAAGAAAAGAATACAGAATTGAATATGATGCAAACTACAATGCATATGTCTTATTTGGAAATAATCGTGCTGGCATGATTCCTACTTCTAATTCAGACATTGCAATTGATTATAGGGTGGGCGGCGGTGTTGCAGGCAATATCGTAACTGGTAGTGTTGAGTTTCAGAGAAACTATATTGTTCAAGGCTTCAATATTCGTATTCCAGTTACTTTTAGAAACTATACAAAAGGTGAATATGGATATTCAGGAGATACAATTGACGACATTAAACGCAAGTTACCACAATATTTAAGAACGCAAAATCGTGTTGTATCAGGGGATGATATAGAAATATTTGCTAGTCAATTTGCTACTGAATACAATGGACAAGTCGGAAAAGCAAAAGCAATATTAAGAAATTATGGCTGTGCTGCTAATGTGATTGATTTATATATTTTAGCAAGATTTTCAGACGATGGTCTTATTCCGCCAGATAATGGACTTAAAGTCATGTTGAAGGAAGCTTTTGAAGAAAGAAAAATGTTGACTGATTACATTTGCATAAAAGATGGAGTAATTGTAGATGTTGATTGTGCAGTCGATGTTGTTATGGATAAGTTCTATAGAAAATTTGAAGAAGAAATTAGAGAACGTGTTAATCGAAAGATATCAGGTTTCTTTTTATTAAATAACTGGGATTATGGTAAAACACTTAAAAGTGTGGATTTAATTAAGTCTTTATCAGACATCGCAGAAATTCTAAGTGTCGAAGTGAACTTTCAGACAAACAGTGAAAATAACTCTGGAGAAGTAGTAACAACTCGTTATTACGAAATAATTAGACCAAGCATCATAACTATTAACTTTGTGTATGAATAAAAATGGCATTAAAAAGATTGAATGAAAACCCAAAAATCACCGACACTATTTTGTTGGAAATTGAATGTCCAAATTTTGATGGTTGCTTTGATGCAAATCCATATAAGGTAGACAATGTAATCATTTACTACGTTGAAAGGGATTTTCTTGGAACAAATTACGGCGAATATGAAAGCAAAACTACACCAGATAATTTGATAAATAAACTTGAGTATTTGCAAGAACAAGTATGCATAAATCCCAGTCCAGAAAACTTATTGAAGATTACCGAAATAAAAAATGAAATTGATTCATCATCAGTATTAAATGTAATTCAATACAAAGACCGTGTTGCAATAAAAGTTATTGGTTCTGAGGGATATCCTGCTTGGATAGGAACTGACCTTGAAAATTCTCCTTTGACTTTGGTTGAAATTGACTCTGAGGGGAATAATCAATATGGTCGATATTCGTATGAATGGAATCCTAAAGGAAGCATACGAGAAGGTGATTATTTTATTTGTTGGAGTTGGACACCTTTAGCCGCAGGTGAAAAGCTTTCTGCACACTTGCATTTTAAAATAGAAGGCGATGGTAAGGCTGTTTTGGTTATTCCATCACATAATACAGCAGAAAACAAATATGAAACTCTGTTAGAACGCTATCTGCCAGAGATGTACAAATACACTTTGGCTGATTCAGATATAACTCCTGAAGTCACAGAAAAGTTCAATTTATCTGTGGCTAAAGGATTTACACTTTTGGAAGATATGGCAAATCAAATTATTGATTTGTTTGATGCTAATGCTTTGCATGAGTCTCTATTGACTTACTTATCAAATAATTTTGCTATCAAACTAAAGTCAAATGATCCAACCTTGTGGCGTAGACAGATTAAAGAAGCAATACCATTATTCAAGAAAAAAGGCACTTACTCCGGCCTTAAAGATGCATTCGCACAAT